CGCACATGAAGAAACCTGCATGGGAACCCGTAGTGACATACATCGACGGAGAGATGGTTTAATGATCCCCTTCCAGCAAATCGCCGTCCTTTTCGCCCTACTAACAGCGGGTACCGGAATCCTCTCCGCGATTCGCTCCATCATAACAATCGACCATATTTTGACGCTCCAAAAGGAAAGGGAGGACGGCACGCGATGAGCAAATCAACATTCGTTATGCTCATGATTTGCCTGTGTATAGTCGGAGTGCTCGAAATTGTTCACATCGTTCTACTCATTGCAAAATACCATCATGCCTGACATTCAACACTACTGCCACGCCTGCAACATTCTTTTAGGTGTCAAGCGCTCTCAAGACGGCACCGAAACAACGGTGATGTGTCCACGCTGCAATTTTACTCGGGAATACACCCGCAAGACACCCGCCGAGCGCCAAGCCGGTGTACGCCAACGCAAAGGCGAAAACGATCCCACTATAAAGGTACGCACCACACATCGGCCCGAAGGTGGAATCCACGCACGTACCACCCGCTGTCCCGGCTGTCTCTCACTACTCACCAAGAAAAATCTCTCACCATCAACCGCTATCAAAGGATGCATCCCTTGCCAGCGAAAATTTACCTACACACGAACCGACACGCCCGAAGGTCGCAAACTCAGGGTACAACAATGGAGGGAACGAAAGAATGCAATGGAAAGAGATAGTAGCCCCGGCCACGACACAGGAGTTGTACGCGATGCTGATAGCATCCAAGAATGAGTGGAACGCCCGAGCCGCACGCGGAGACAAGACTACCGGACTATCCGGTGCTGTTGGAACTATGAAAAAAGCCTATCTTCATTTTGAGCTACAGCCGGAAGCGAAATCCCTGTGTGCCTGTGAGAACCCAAATCTCATGGGCCGTCACGCCGAATTCGCTTGCACCATCACCAAACAATCCGTATAATAATTCTAGCGGTAAAAGGAACCGCAAAAATGTCAACATCACAAACGAGTCCCAACGCGAACGAAGAACCGCTCGTCACGAAAATGAGCGTCAAAGGAATCGGATGCAAGCCCACCGGTGGACTTCCCGCCGACGATACGAAACCGAATCCCATGTGCCTGATTATGGGGAAGGCTTCCGGTATCAAGATGGGTGAGGGTAGCGATGGTCGAGTGTGGACCGCTCTCACAGGCGTCTTTCGCGGTGTCAACATCGCCACTGGAAAGGCTTTCCGCTCCGGTAAGCTGTTTCTCCCTGCCGGGATTCAGGACGTGGTTGAAGGGGCCGTAAAGCAGCTTTCCGCCGATGGTGGCGTGGTCAAGTTTGCGATGCGGATCGAGAGCATCAAGGCAACCAATCCCATTGGCTACAGCTATCAGGCCGTCAACCTGATGCCCATCGAAGCGGAATCCGATGAGCTTGCCGACCTTATTGCGGCGGTTGCGGCCCCGGCACAGATCGAAGCGTCGAAAACGGAAGCGGCCCCGGCGAAAGCGGCTACCGGTGGCAAAAAGTAATCTCGAAACCCGCATCACAAGGAACTGCAAGCCAAGGTGGATAGACAGAAGAAAAAAGATGAACTAAGGAAAACCATCGCGGCAAGTCGGGAAGCACTGAAGAAATTGAAGTAAATTCCACTAGACAAAACCGGCCCGATTCCTGTAAAGGTTTCGGGCCGTTTTTCATGCGTTAAGGAAATGCGGGTGAAAATTCCACCGGCATTCAGGATCTCTGACCGCTACTGAGGGACACCGTACGTAAACGCCAGTGACGTCGCAACGCCCGCCGCGTTGGAAGTCAGGGTAATGTTTCCGACGCCCTGAATCTGCTCTGTGGTTACGCCATCCGGTTCCGTCGCCGTCGCCGTTGCCGTGATGGAAGCCGTACCGTCGCCAACGAAAGTGATGATTGCCCCGTTCGTGTTCGACGGATCTGGTGAAATGGTAAGGACCGTCAAATCGTCGGACACGAAATTATCCAACGTGAGAGTGGCTTGCGACGGATTACCTCTTGCATCGAGTGGTGAAATGGAAATCGAAACGGTGCTCACGCCCGAGATGTCGAACGTTGCATCATTGCCTGAAAGACTGGCGTTGAAAGTTTTGGGGTTGAAAGTTCTGGCGCTAGCGCGAAACGATGATTGTCTCACGAATGGCGCCGCAGGTTTATTGACGTTTTTTGGTTGCATGATTTCTCCTAATTGGTATGTGATTCTCAATCGGTCAGCTACCAATACTGACTGACAGATTTCTTCGATTTTGTGAAGAGCTTCAAAGGATGTTAAATGCGGCATGGGATTTAATCCTTTAGTAGGTCAAATGCCAAAGGCATTTAACCGTTTCTCCTTGGAATTGCCAAGAGTTTGACTTTGATCCGCGCTAATCGCGCCTTGTCAAGCGATGGGATTTTTGTGTTGAAACTCAGTGCGACATTTCCAGTAACGGCACCATACAGTGACTTGATCTGAATCAGGAAATTCGAGAGTGCATTAGCGAGAGCTTTCCCGAGCGGCGTCAATCCCGGTATATCCGCTCCAGCTGCTTTTGCACAGTCTGCAAGAATGACGGTACCTTTTTGGATGTTGGTATCGGTCGAACCTAATTCAGCTGTCGCTGAGTCAAGACAAGTTAATGCGAGGTTAATGTACACCGAATCCTGAGGGGCGGCAACTTGTGCCACAGTAGCAGCGGCGTCTACCGCAAGCTCAAGCGTGAGGGTGACTTGATCGACAGTACAGGCTGTCAAGGAAAGGAACGCAATTAAAGTGAGTGAGATTTTCATGGTGCTCCTAATTTTCATGGTATTTTGGAAACAACGAAACCATAGCCGTTCCACCTTCATGCCGATACATCCATCCAATTATATTGCGCTTTTCAGGTGCGAAAAGATCGTCCCAAACGAACTTAGGTATAACGATGTAACTCCATCTGGCAACGTTTGGCGCATGGTGAAACGTAACAAAACCTAGCGCGTCGATAACCTTTATGGTAAGCTGGATTGGGTCACCGAGTAAATGAGCGGTAAAAAGACCGGGATCGTTTGGGAACGCGGTTCCATTGGTGTAGTCTTTCCCAAACACCAATCCAGCTTGACGCGCAACGTCAACAGTAAACGCGGTAGGATTTCGGTTGGTGTCTGTACGGAACATGTTTACGCGGTAGCTTTCGCAGCAATCTTGACGGCCCCGGCGATATCGTCACCGAGAAACAGGAGAATGGAACCAGCAATGAAAATCAATCCCAAAATGATAGCAATACCGCGTGGTCCGAAAAGCGATGTAAAACCACCGGAGCTTCCAGAACCGCTAGATGGAATACTTTTCGACACGCTTGAATTAGACGGTGTAGACGGCGATATGATGCTACCGGGTAACTGAGTGGCCGCACCTGTGGGACTCGGTGCTGGTGAGAATCCCGGCGTCATCGGGAGTGTTTCATCAAACGTGGTCAGGAAATTTGGCGTTATCAATTGATCATACCACCCGGCATCCACGTTGTCACGTTCGGATTTCCGGCGTCGGAATTTTCCATTGCGAGATAGGCGTTGAGATTTTGAATCGCCAACGTTTGCGGACCAGCGCTAAACGCTTGACGCGCGCGCGTCGAAACCAACTGAGTTTGGCCGCTGCCATCGGAGTAGGAATTTGCAGCACCGCATTGGTTAGCGCAAGATCCGCAACCACCACCGCATCCACAATTCGCGTCCGGTGGAGTGGCTGGAGCGGGTGGAGAATTCAGCAGGTTACCCGGCCCGAGATTGTAGTTAAGGTAGGCTGGCGTGCCATTTGAAACTCCACCGGGATTCGGGTCATATGGGTTACTGAGTGTAATGATTGGCGATGGATTGATAGGTTGAGCGGCGACGGAATAATTAACCGGCTGAACCTGACCGCCCGCGCTCTGAGCGGCAGTAACACCCGACGCGCCCGTACTGGGAAACGTGAGTGTTGCAGCACCACCCGTTCCACGAAAGAAAATATACACCGCGATGACAGCGGCAAAAATTGATAATGGAAGAAAGAGTTTTTCCAGCTTCATAATGCCGCCCCAAATCCTAGTACACCCGGAATGGTGATGCCAAATTGCGATTGCGGACCGGGTTGTGCTGCCACCGTCGATGCACCGCTACCGGTCGAAGCCTTGAAGTTTCCACCGCTCACAGTTGAAGGTTGTCCAAAAAGCGTATTCAAAAAGCTCACCTGTTCGGCGTTGGGGTTTGCACCCTTGATATAATTCAGGCCGGAATTGATGACGTTTCCATATGCATCAACACTGGCAACGTCAACAGCGGTCTGGTTATTCGACCCGGTTGTATATGCTGCGAGTTGTGCCGCCGTTTGGTTGTTGACTATATCCTGATTCGCGCCAATGCCTGCTAATTGGACACCAGCTGCCGCATTGACCGTCCCGAGCTGCACTTGCGCCGCATAGTCCGCGATGCTCTGTTGAGTTTGTGCGTTTAGTGTTGCCTGTTGAGTTTGCGCGTCGGAAATGATCCCCTGTGATTTTGTGGCAGCATCGTACTCAGCCTGCAGTGTCGATGCCTGAGTACCAGCCGTGTACTCGTTTTGCTGCGCCTGAATTCCGGCAAGTTGAATTTGTCCGCCGGTTTGGGCGACGGCCATAGCAAGCTGTGTTGAATTTGTGTTCTCACCAAGCTGAACGGTTCCCGATGTCGAATAATCCTGCACCTGTCCAGCCGTGACGATATTTTGCAATTGAACATTTGCCGCAAGTTGAGCTTGCGTAGTTTGCGCCTGTGTCGTCAGTTGAGCATCGGCCAACTGAGCACTGAGAGTGTTGTTCTGTTCGGTTGCCTGATTTTGTTGAGCCGAAAGCTGTGCGCTGGATTGAAGCTGTGCTTCCTGCAAGCTAGTATAATCGGCGGATGACAATCCTGAGCCCCCAACTCCACTCGATGTGGAGTTGGCTTGCGTGGAACTTGACCCAGATGTTAACAGAAAATACAGCACGATAAGCCCGAGTACAACCCCGCCTGTAAGGTAAGGATGCTCCTCGATCCATGCTTTAATTTCCATGTTCTTTTTCTTCCGTTTCTGATTTTAGCTCTGCACGCCCTGCCAGATTTCCTACAGCTTGGCGTGCGTTGCCTTGCACCATCAAAAGCTGGTCCATTTTTCCATCGACGTTTTCCTTGACTTCATGTAATTTCATCATGGATTCTTTGTGCTGGAAATACGCCTGTAAGATTGATACGAAACTATTGACAACTACTGTCAGTAACGCGAAACCAGCAAGCCAGACTGGCGTTGCCTCCCAAGGTTGCATTTTTACTGCGATGGCTCCTCTAATCCTTGTAAAATAAACTGACCAGCTTGAAGCCCACCAATCCCATTCGTCACGATATTAGGTTGCGACATTGACGGCGCTTCCGGTATTGGCAAAAATGTGTTCGGAGTCCGCAAGAACGAACGACCCCAAATTGTGAGCAACGGTAATTCGTTGGGATAATCGAATACGAACGATGGGGCACCCGGCGAAAACTGATCACCCTCATGATAGTGATAAAAACCAGTCGGCTGGGGTTCTACCACTTGAGCGCTTGCGGAACTCGACGGCGGTTGTGCAACGCCGAAAAGCCCATAGATAATACGCGAAAAACCGCCCGATTGGATTTGAGCTTGTGGACGAAAAGACGCAGGTAAAGGCGTGTCGATTGTTCCGTCAGTAGGATTGACGACGTTTTCAGACGGAATACGTTTTCGTAGACTGGGGAAGCTCATTTTTCTTATCCAAAACTTATCCAAAACTTATCAACGATGTTACCGACGTACCACAGCTTGCGCCTGTTACTGGTGACTCGGCACAACTAATAGCGTTTGCCAGCGCGCTTCCACCTGCACCTAAGACTGATCCCGTTTGCGCCTGCTTGGAAACTAACACAGCAATAACCGCTACGCCAATTATAGCGAGTAAGACAGTCACAATTGAGTCACCAAATTGCATTACAAGCCAGCGCCGAATCCACCAAACCCGCCCGGCGTATAGCCGGTTACCGGACCTTCAGCAGTCGCAAGTGATTGTGAGAACGCGGAACCACCCGCGCCGATTACTCCAGTGGTGTTTGCATTCTTGGAAACTAACACGGCAATAATGGCAACGCCGACGATTGCCAATAAAACCGTGGTCACTGACGATACGAGTTGTTCACTCATGAATTCTCCCTAATTTACGCTGAAATTGTTCAAGCTGGAACCTGAAACAGGATTAACCGCCGCGCCGAGCACTTTACTAAACGCATTTCCGGCACTGGTTAAAACCTGTCCGGTTTGTGCGTTCTTGGAAACTAACACGGCAATAATGGCAACGCCGATAATCGCAGTCAAAACCGTGATGACGCTTTCGCCTAGTTTCATTGTCCTAATCCTATAGCCACCGGGTCAGTAGCGAGATTTTGTGCAAGCTGTCCCATGAGATTTGTTTGTTGATTCTGTAGAGTGCTCAGCGTAGGCTGAGCGTTTACGATCTGGTTTTGACTTGTACTTCCCAATGCCGCTGTAGCCTGTGCGAAGAAACCACCACCTAGCCCGCTTGCGTTTCCCTTTTTAAGGAAAAGCACCACAATAACCAATGCAAGAAACGCCGTGGAAATTGGCTTCAACTTCGGGATATAGCCGATTGCCCCAATAATTATGATAGCAACAAACCAATAGATAAAATTATCCTGTCCCTGAAAGTCACCCTTGACAGTGGCGAAAAGAGTGTCTTGTGTATTCTTGACGCCGGAAATCAAGAGCACTAAACCGACTAGCAGTAAAGCGAAAGGCATTACCTACCTCCCAACGATGCAAGCTCAAGATTAGTAGGAGTTTTAGCAATCGCCGTTCCATGCTCAGGTATGGCACCGCTCGAAACATGGGTCAAGTCGGGAACGTTGGCGACTACCGCCACCGGAGCGGTATCGTTTGAACCACCGAAACCAAGTAACGTAGAAACAGCACTCGAAACCGGCGACGAAGAATAACCTAGCGCAATTGCCTGAGGTGAACCGGGAGCATAAATCGTGTTAGGATTATTCACCACTGAAGGATTCTGTGAGAAACTATAGTCACCATTTTGATGGTCAGTTGGTAGTGTCGCAATAGCATCAGCAGCACTCAAATATCCACCACCTGAAATCTGACCTATGTCAGATGTCGCTGGTGAGTTTGTAACCGGCTGGTTTTGACCAGCTACAGATTGTGTGCTCTGAATCGGACCACCACCTGTACCGCTTCCACCACCTCCACCGTAACCACCTGTGAGATTTGATAGTGCTACTTGTTGAGCATAATTAGCAGTCGCCTGTTGTTCGGCGTTTTGAAGGGAGGCATCCTGCGCGGCTTGCGCGGAGTTGGCCGCCTTGGCTTGATAGGTTTTGTACAGCCAATAAAGCAAGAAAATTCCCGCCACACTAGCAGCGATGATTTCCCAATGCTTTTTTAGCCATTCCATAGAGTGCCTCGCACAGGCGACGCGTTTACGATCTGATTTTGACTTTAGCCACCAAGTACAGCCGATGTTGCAGCACCGATGATTGCTTGCTTGATACCACCGGTCGTTGAACCAGAATCTTGAGCTGGTGTTACCGGCTTATTTCCAAGGCCGATCACTCCCAAGTACGTGGGAAGCTCACCACGAACCGTGATAAAAACAATGAAGCCGATTATGAGCGCAAAGGCAATTGTGCTAGTTTGAGGCACACGATTCCTATCAGAGCAAAAAGCATAATATCCAACATTGCTTTTCGGTAACCCTCGGAAAATCCATCACGATATGCGAGGTGCTCAATTGGAGCAAAATACTTGAAAACTTTCTCACCTTCTGGCGACGGTGGAAAGTTTTCCTTGTCAGTTATCGGCTTGTCATTTTCCATCACGTCCTCCATCCTTACTGAATCCCAAGATAATCAAGAAACAAATCCCAAAGAAAAACAACGCGGCAACGCCAGCGATTCCAGCGATGACTTCCCAAGTCACAGCCACGTTTCTACATTCCTATCGTCGAAAAGACCTTCTGTCCCGGCCCCGGGAATTTCACGCCAACCATATAGGCGACGATAAGTCCGATGATTAAACCCCAATGCCAACTTTGCATTAGAGTGTCCTCCGGGGGAGGACGTTTACGATCTGGTTTTTCATGTTATATTTCTCCCTGTATTTGAAGTAGCACGTGATTCCAGAACCACGCCGCGATGACCAGCAAACCGACGAACAAAACCCAATTGAACGCCGAGCCACTGGATTGGAACGGATGCGCGAACCACCCGATTGTAGAGCCTACTAATCCGTCTTGCTGAGTTTGGGCGTTCATTAGGTTCCCTTAAAATGCCGAGTAGGTTATTACCCCACCGATCATATCCGCCGAAAGACGAAAGCGAACGGTGGTAGTGGTAATAGTGAGAGGTGAAGCAAGAACCTGATTTTTCGAGGTCGTAAAGCTCATAGCAGGCGCGTGCGTAAATGCCGTGGCAAAAGTGAGCGTACAAACAACCACTGGTTTTGTGGTCGGTGTAGCACTCACCTGAATGAATCCCGCATTATCGTTGCTCCCGGTACCCATCGTGGCGTTGCCGCCACATTCCGTGACAGCCGGAGCCGAACCCGCGAAAAGGGCGTGATTATTGTAGGTGATTGTTCCGGTCGTGGTGGTTACACATGTTGGACACGAGATAGCCGGAATATCACCGCCCGAACTGACAATCGGTGATGTTCCGGTTACCGCGGTAACCTGTGCCGATAGAGTGCTTGCCAAAAGGCAAGCGATTACGATCTGAATTTTCTTATTCATAAAATCCTTTCAAGCTCAAGGGGCGGGATGAATCCCGGCACCCCGCCCCGAGCGACAATGCAAACGCCCAATCGGAGGACTAAGACGCTTGCAAAGAACCGGCCATCGAGAGTGTCTGCACGATGGCGAAGTCTTCGACACAGGTCAATTCATACGCTCCGGCGTTGGCCGTCGAAGCGTTGAGAATTAATTCCATGTTGCCATATTGCGTGGTGGAAATCGCACGATTGCGAGAATCGAACATGTAGCAACCGGGCGGTAGATCCGTCCCAAGATGCGTGCGCGTCCGATGAGCCACCAGTTGCGGTTCCTCTTTCCAGATGTTCGAGAAATTGGCCGCTTGCAACGCCCAGTAATTCACATCCGCTCCAACACCACGCGCGCCCGTCGCACCAGTATTAACGAAAACGGCCAGTGTCGAAAGGAACTGGCGGAAATTTGCGTACTGATAAGGGAAGTCCTGACCGACGCTGATGTTGGAATTGCTGGTGTATTTCAGCTCATAAATCGTGGCCAAATCGAGTATCGGGAGAAGCACACCAGCGTTTCCTGTCGGAAGCTGATCGTAATAATCCTGATAGACTTCGACACGGTAGGATGCCAGCGTGGCAGCAACGGCAACGTTTGAAGTCTGAAAGAAAACAGATTGTGTGGAATCTGTACCGTAAGGCGCGACCAAAAGGGAGTTATAGGTTCCCGGCGTCGAAAGCTGCAACTGCCAAGTGGCATTAACGACGTTAGCATAAATTGCGCCACGGAAATCCGGGGTATTCTGATTGTCCGGATTGTATGCCAGAGGAACGTAATACCACATGGTAAGAGTCCCGGTACCGTCAGCTCCGGAATGAGCAGCAATCGTTGCCGGAGCTGAAATCGTCGTGAAATTCGATCCGTAATTCACAGGTGAATCAATTGCCGGAGCAACACCGGTGGTCTGATCGCCGGTGTTGGTTCCTTCGACTCCGATAAATGAAGTGGAAAACGGGCGTTTGCCTTTCCACGAATTAATCAGGTTAAGATGAAATCCGGTGTCCTGAATTCGCGTGTTGTTTTGCAGATCGTTGAGTTGGATTTGAGATATCAGATTCGCTGGACCGAAGTCCGAAAGTGTGAGCGTCGAACCAGTGGCCTGATTCGTGACCGTCGCGACGACCTTGACCCAGAATCCCATCACAAGGCCAACGTTGCGTGGCGTCACCGTGATGTTTGGCGGGATAGACCCGCCGGAAATCGAAAAGGTCTGGTCATAAATAACCTGATTCCGGCGGACGCCGCGTGATCGGATAGCCTGACGCGCAAGTGCGTTTAGCTGTTGGTTTGCTTGTGCCTGTGTTTGTTGCTGAGTTGCCATATCGGTTCGATCCTTATCCCTTTCACATGACTGTTAAGGGTGACTGAATTTTACTACCCGAAAACCATGAGGGAAAGTGACGTTGGTCACTTTCCCGGATTGAGATTATAGAAGTCCAAAACCAGATGAGCGCCGATGCCGAAAATCATAACCATCAAAAGCACGATGACCCAATTCATCGGATGTTTCAACAACGGAAAATTGACGATTTCCATTTACGCACCCGCACGCTGCTGATAAATCCTCGCAGCGGCCCCGAGCACCGCGAAACCGATGGCTACCATAAGCACAACGGTAATCCAGTTGGCGGGGTTCCAGCTAAGAATGACTCCGGTTGAATCGGCCATGAAAGCTCCTGAGAACGATGATAAGTCAAGTGAAGGGCGAACACCACTCTATATAGAGGATTGTGACAGTCTAGAGTGAGATTGTGACAGTTGCCGCTTGGCGTCTCTGGAGTCCCGAGCACGCCGTCTCGCATAGCACGTTTCGCAGTCAAATTTACCACAAGCACAACTTAGCGGTTTTCCATGCTTTCGCGGGAAGTCTTTGGGATCAGATTGTTTTTCTGACACGCGCTAATCTCCGGTCGAAAATAGAGTGGATGGTTTTGATATCGGGAACCGGCTTCAAGGTTGTCACCTTGTTAAGTCCCACATCGTAGTAGTAGGAGTGAAAATCGGGCAACCTTTCGCTCACATCCGAGGGTACGAATTCTTGCACGCGTTTTCTATCCTGTGCGTGGTTGAGACGGAAAACTTGATAGAATTGCGCTTCACTAAGAATAAAAGGGTCAAGCCATACCGGTCGCTGAGTGAGTGTGATAGTCGGTATATGCTTAGAGCGTCCTTGAGTGAGTAACGCCCTGTAAGCAGGATTTTGCCTACCCACCATGTAACCTTCATCCACATACACGCCGATGTTTTCACGCTCCCAAATCTCCCGCATATGAACACTGACGGCATCCAAGTCCTCGGGTTTCGGGTGAGCAATATAGATGCCGGGTTTGATGGGGATTTCATCAAGCCCAATAAACTGAGCGTGCGGAATATGGTCGATACTTTCATCCGTTTTGAAGTTATACGCCACCCACGGCATGAGATGAAAATCACGCTGGGAAAGGTGCCACAGTGCGGCCTGAGTTTTACCTGAGCCATTTGCCCCGATGATGGATAGGTGTTGTGAATCGTCAGGGAGTCTCATTCACGCTTTGACTTCCATCTGGAATTTCGTTAGTAATAATGCACCACGGATTTTCTCCGCTATCCAGATGCCACTTTGGATGATGATCCATCGGAAGTGTACATGATAGAGTCACTTCGCCACGCGCGTTGATGTATTTAGCTTTGCATTGCATCGGGATAAACCGGGTCAGGATCGAGCGGGGTGAAATCGTCTTCGGTCATAGGGCCGCATCACTATTGGCGAAACCTAGCGTCTCGAAAGGGATTCCCTTTTCGGTAGGTGTAGCGTTAGCCACTGGCGCACCGTTAACCGGCTGTCCAACTGGTGTTCCGCGTGTGTTAATAGGCGTCGGTTTTGGAATTGTTGGTTTTGAAGTCTTTTCGCGCGCAAGGCGATTTCGGACAGCAAAAATTCGCGTTCCATAGACACCTCCTGCAACCATGGCGAGATTGAAAATAGCAACCTTTTTAGGGTCAAAAACCGCACCGTAGTAAGATCCTACAGATTTAATGGCGTCTCCCAGTTTCTCCGATTCGCCACGGTCAAGCTCAAGCTCCGGTACGGCGACGATTCCGGCAAGCATTTGGTGCATACCGAAAATGACTTCGGTAAGATCGAGCTTATCGAAACCGATACCGCCTACAGCATCCGATTTTTGCGAACCGGTGTTATAGGGGCCGCGTTTTCCTCGGGTAGTTCTTCCGTCTGGTTTTCCAGATTTGGTAAGTCTTGGTTGTCCGGTGGCGTCTCCACCACTATTGGTAATTCGCTCCGTTCTAGGTTCTTCGCTTTCATATCCTCCAATGATTTCAGTGCCAACGAAACGTCCGCTCTGACTTCCGCTATCTGATTTGATAGTTGAATCAGGATTGGATTCTCCGCGTTCGATCCCGCCGATAACGCTTCCAGCTTCGTAAGACATTGGGTTAACCTTTCACTCAGTTCTGTGTACCGGGTTTCCGACACAGTTTTTTGGGATTGTAATTCTGTTAGGATTTCGTCTACTTCGTCCGCTTCATCGGCTACAGCTTCGACGGTCGGATTGATGATAATGTCATCGGCCATTTCGCACCACCAGTTCGGGAGCACCATTCACGAAAGCGTTTTGTAGCTCCGAAGCCGAAACCCCGGCAAGCTCCGATTCATGGATTGGGTCCGGTCGAACCTCGCCGGAAGTCCGCGCCAAAAGCAGTTCGAGCTTTTCCTCCACCCGTAGCATACGCGCGTTCATTTCGTCATAAGCCGCCGCGATTCTCGGAAGTGCATTTTTACCTTGCTCGAAAGCTGCTTCCAATTCTTCCGGCGTTATCGTCACACCGATTGACTTGAGAAAAAATTCGACGCCTTTATTCATGGGATTTTCCTTTCAGAATGCGTAAAGATAGAAAGACGAACTACCAAGGAAACCGGAACCGGAACCGGTACCAATCAAAATCGAAGTAATGGCAGATACATTAATCCAGCGGCAAGAAAACATATTAATATATTCCCCACCACTACCGCCACTGATAGCCATCGAGCTACGGGACACAACCTCTTTTTGGAAACCGTCTAAATAACCCGGTATTTCAACAACTCCGCTTGCAGCTAATCCGCCCGTAGATCCGTTTCCTGTCACACCAGAAACTGTACAACCCCCAGCACCGTTAGTTGTAGACGCCGTAATTCCGCTTGTATTAAACGTCGATGAAAATGTTTGAACGTTATAATCACTACTGGTATCTCCGTTAAATTGGATAAAGGCAGAATCACTTACCGCGCCGTTTGCTGTTCTTCCACGTATCAAAAGTCTAAGATTGTAAAATCCAGATGGAATGGAGGTGAAACTCACCGTTGTAGTTGTACCACTCAAAATAATAACACCGGTAGTAGCACCTACTGACGGAGTACCAACTAATTGTGATCCGGCAGCACCCGTCGCACCAGTGGCTCCGGTTGCTCCAGTTGCACCCGGCGTTCCGGCTGTACCTGTTACACCCGTTGCGCCAGTTGCGCCAGTCGCCCCGGTAGCACCGTTTGTGCCGTTGGTTCCGTTCGTCCCATTTGTACCAGCCGTTCCGGTTGCCCCGGTTACACCTGTCGCTCCGGTTGCTCCAGTTGCACCCGGCGTTCCGGCTGTACCTGTAGCACCCGTTGCACCAGTCGCACCAGCGGCCCCTGTTGGACCCGTTGGTCCAGCAGGGCCGAAAGCACCCGCAATATTCGACGTGGAATTCGCACCCCAAAACTGATACGTGAGAATCCCAGTACCAGTTTTGGATGCGAGATTTACCCGTAGCCACGCACCGGTTGCATGGATTCCGATAATACCGGCACTGGTGTTTGTGGTGGGATTCGTCCCGTCAGAAACCTGTGTCCCGGAAAACGCAGTCCACCCGGACGTTGGAGGAAATCCACCGTTGTTATCGGGTGCCCATTCGACTTGGATTGACACGGCGGAAAATCCGGTAGACTGATAGGACAGTCGCAATTGGTAGCAACCGTTTCGCCGGTTGTCCACCACAGCCGACGTGGTAGCCGTGGAAAATGTGCCATTGACCGTACACGGCACAGGTGACTGCGCGTGAACGGTCAATGGCTTGAATGTGTTGACAATCGGGAGCGTCAGGAGACAGGCGATTCCTAACGCGATAAATGTCCAGTAAATCCGTCTCGATTTTTCGTAACTCATTTTATTTCTCCAAAAAACCAGATCGTAACCGCCTGCCCCCGGCAGGCACTCTATTATGCTCCTGTAATCGCTGGCCAATCAGAATTCGTTACCGGGAAATTGAGTAGGATTACGGTCACCGAAACCCCACCTGTAGAAGTGAATACGATTTGGTTCGCCGGATTCGGGCACAACACAATCCGATACCCCTGACGATTCGGGGCGATTTTGATGTTCTGCCCCGAGCTTCCGAATGATATTTCCAGCGTTGAGCCATTCGCGGAATTATCGAGGAAAACGCCCTGAACCATCGTGATGAAACTTCGCTGAATCAGATTTTGGATGTCAAGCGTATAGACGGTTGACTGCGAGAAATCCAACGGCACGGAAACCGACTTCGGACCTTCGTCGGGGATTTTCTGTGCATTGACCGATTGGAAACTGAGGGCTTGTTGATTAACGATCATTATTTTCCTTTACACAAAAATCCTACACTTTTCAGAGAAACAGAACGGAAGATTTTGAATCGGGACGTTATTAGTTGGAATTCTGGGGAATGACGGTGGAGGAGCCACGAATCCACCACCGACCGGAACCACATTAGGATTAAGGCACGCGGGCATGATGGAGATTGCCTGAAAGAGCAGATCGCCGGGACTAGTGGGGATACTTCCGAGTACCAGAGTCGCTGGTCCGCCGACATTAAAGCCGCTGTTCTGATTTGCTATGGTTCCGTTTGGGCCGGAATATTCCAGCAGAACCAAGCTTCCGGCTGTCATATTGGAAAAACCGGTCTGTGTGATCGTAACGGTAGGTTGACCACCTACCGCTATACCAATGAAAACCTGAAGGGTATTTGACTCTCCGGGAACGTGTCCATTTGTCGGATAGGGATGAGCCCATCCTAGAAACGTTGAGTCACTGATAGCGACATCGAAGAGAGATGAAAGAAACGTTGAGGTGAAAATCGCAACCAAAAGAGAACCGGGTGACACAGGATTAGTAAAAGTGGCTTGGTATTCCGGGTAACCCACACCACCGTTGAAAACGAATGAGACTTGAGTTGACTGTAAAAGGACAGCTGGTGGTTTGATCGTCGGTAATTCGAGGATAAAACCCATGGCTGTGTCGTTGCACTGGTAGGACGCGCCACCGGCGACGTTGACTCCGGTACCTATGGAGTCATACACTCCAAGAAAACAGGATTGATCGGACGATACACCTATCTCTTGTGGTTGCCAAGACACTTATCTTACTATAGTGCTTGCATTCGTTCAGGTCAACATGTATTATATAAGGTAGCCCGTCGCTGACGTGGTGAGGGTCACTCACACCGGACCCGGCCCGAACGAAGGGTGCTCCACCGCCATGGGGCACCCTTTTTCTTGACTATGGCGGATTGTCTGGCGGGACAGTGGCTATTCGTTCGTTTCCATCATCGAAAAAACTCTCCGGTTCAAACCTCCGCGAATTCCGCAACTACATAAGCCAGCTAAAGACGCAAGGCGTCTTGCCAAAGAGTGTAAAGACCGGTTCCGTTCGGCCTTATTTCAAGCTCAAAGGGAGAACGTTCGCCGATTACGTCAACAAAAATCACCGTAAGCTAGTCGAGTTCAAACCCGCCGAAAGATCCACCCTCACACAAGGTCCGCTGTCGATAAGGGACTTCAAAACCAATCAAAAAGACCTAGCCGTTTTGTTTCGCGATATTGAACGCGACCGAACGCTAGCCGCTAAGATTGACGCGAAAAAGCGACCGGAAGAACGATGGGCTTTTCGTATCGAGGGTACCGACTCGATGAATATTTTTGCCAACATTGAGCTATTGATTGACGACGCGTTCAAATACGCTAAGATAGACGGGCCGTATGGATCACCCGACATTTACCACGACCCGAAAAAAGCGCGTGCCCTATTACCTAAGCTCCAGTTGATACGTTGGAAGACTGGTATCGGTGAGTGGTCACGCACTCGCAAGTTTCCGAAACAGAAGAAAAAATCCCATGCAGGACAACAAGCAAAAAGAGATAGGAGAAAAAAGAAATGAATCTCAGTTCAAGAACTTTTTACACGGATTACAGACGAAATTATCCCCTTCAAGTAATCCGTTCGTTTTGCCGTCAAGTTATTTCATTGGCAGACGCTGAGGAACGTGAAGAAACCGCACGTCTTCAAATCGAACAGAAAAATTTGTTAGCGAAACAGCGAGAGCAAAAAGAGAGTGAACCGTGGGAGGATGCACCGGGAGTAATTGTCAATGAGATTTCTTATCCAGATGGGACTAAGAGGCAGTACGCACCCGGCGACTGTCCCGAAGATTGAAGCCCATCCTAACGATGGACATAGAAACCGATCCATTCGCGTTCCAGCGCAAAATCAAGCCTTTCGCAATCGGTCTTTATGACGGTAAGGATTTCGATCTTAGCTGGCACGGAGATTGTGTGCATCGGATGGTAAAGCGTCTCGCCAAGCTTCCTCCGTCTATCATCTATATGCACAATGGCGGAAAGTTCGATATCTTTTTGGGCTTGCTCGAATACCTTGAAGGTTCGATGATAATTATCAACGGTCGAATTGTCAAGGCGCAACTTGGTGAGCACGAGCTAAGGGACTCCTACAGCATCCTGCCGATGCCATTGAAAAACTACAAGAAAGACGATATCGACATTACGAAGCTGGAACCGGGCGTGCGCGATTTGCATCGAGCGGAAATTATCTCTTATCTCCACGGTGATTGTGTCTACCTCCATGAACTTGTATCCGGCTTCCGTGAGGAATTCGGAGACTACCTTACCATAGGCTCCGCAGCGATGACACAGCTTCAGAAGTTCCACCCGTTTGAAAAAACCAAGCGGTACTTTGACGAGAAGTTTCGACCCCAGTTTTTCTTCGGTGGTCGCGTGCAGTGCTTCCAAAGTGGTATCATAAATCAGGAGTTCAAAATCTATGATGTTAACTCGATGTATCCTTTTGTTATGTCGAATTTCAAGCATCCTACTGGTAGTGCGTATGAGCTTGATAAGGAAATACGAAAAGACACGGCGTTTATCGTGGCTTCGGGACGTTCACGCGAGTACGGGGCTTTCCCCTTACGAACACGAACAGGTATCAATTTCCCAACTGACTTCGGAACTTACGCTTTCACCGTCCATGAATGGAACGCGGCTCTCGAAACCGGTTTCTTCAAGCCCCACAAAATCCTGAAGACCTACAATTTCACTCAGTGGATTTGCTTCGATGAATTCGTCAACCATTTTTACACGGCTAGGCAGCGTGCGAAAGCAGCGAAAGACCGAATCCATGAGATTTTCTACAAGTTCATTCTCAACAGCGCCTATGGGAAGTTTGCACAAAATCCTGACAACTTTCGAGACAGCGCAATAACACATGACAATCAACCGATGCCAGAGGGATGGGAGGCGAAATATGTCCATGGAAACGGAACTACATTTTGGGACAAGAAAATTTCCCGGCACAGTTACTACAATGTCTCGATTGGTGCCTCGATTACCGGAGCCGCCCGAAGTGTGCTCATGCTTGCACTGTCGAAAGCGAGCGATCTTGTGTACTGTGATACCGACTCTATCATCGCTGGAACACTTAGGGATGTACGGCTTGATGAGGCGAGTCTTGGTGCTTGGAAGTTTGAGGGATCGGGAACCTCTATCGCCATGGCGGGCAAGAAACTCTATGCCTGTTTCGACGGTGACAAGTGCATCAAGCAAGCCACCAAGGGAGGAAACCTGACACCGTCGGAAATCGTCTCAGTGGCACGCGGTGAAACGGTGACTTTTCGTAAGCAAGCTCCCACGTTCAAATTGGATGGGTCGGTAACTTGGATAGAGCGAAAGTTGAGGAAAACAGCATGACGAAACGATTTGAAGTCTTTCAATTTTGGTGCTGTGGAAAGATGCTGGAAACGGACGCGGAACGTAAGGTCACTTGTTCCGAGTGCAAGAAAGTTTATGAAGTTGAACTGTCAGAATTTGGAGCCGGGACAGTGGTATGAGATTAAGGTCGATTTGCGTTCACGTTGATTTCAATCCAAAATCTCCAGCGCTAAGGCTTCGCGCACGGTGTTATCAGTATGAAGGGAAAACCGATATTGTTTGGGGCCGTCCGATATGTCTTGAGTGTCGAACCACTACCGACGTTGAGCGAAAAATATGGTCCGCATTCTCACATAAGGTCAGGGCGGTTTGGGTCACTTGGGATGAAAGGCTGGAGCGTACAAACGGGTTTATTTGCTTTGACCCGTCGATGCGTACTGAAATCCAGCTTGAGGGTTTGAAGGGGCCGACAGGGCCGGAACCGGATGCTATACCACCCTCAGTGGACGCATAATATACCACCCGCCGCTGGGATGCAGCATCATGGCGTGCTCCCGAGTGAACAGGAGTACAGCGGCTGGGCCGGTGGCGTTTTGACGTAACCATGCTTCGGCTTGGGCGATTTGCTGGAAGGGGATCATGCCGTAATCCCGTAAACCTGCCACACATGCTCAGCGCTGGCGGGTCGATTGTGACCAGCAATCATAGCTCCGCAGCGACCCGGTGTCACTCTATCGTTGATTGTGCGAACCTTTTTGTAAATGAATCGTTTGGTGCGTGGCGAAAAAACAACAGCATATTCAGCAAGCTCGAAACGATCCTGCCATCTCCATGAGCCCTTTTGGTGAGTGATAAATCCTGTAACGTTTTCCATACCCCATTCTACCCGCCCACCTCCCCCGTGTCAAACAAATTAGTTGCGTATCTTAGAGTGATTCGCGGGGCGAATCGGGTACGATCTGGTTTGCTGCTTTCTTCCGCGCCCGGTACCTCGCCTGTGCTCCCGCTCTCGATTTCCATGACTTGGTTCCTTCTATCGCGTGACGGATGCGCTGGTAGTGGCGCTCGTCGGCTTCGTATAATCGTTGCTCTCGTTCAGCCTTGGTTTCCTTTGCGCTTGGATCACCGGTCCAATCCGTGCACTTGATTCCGTCGATGTATGTCACTACGGGTTCCCATGCAGGTTTCTTCATGTGCGTAATTATAGCATAGCGTATGTGTTAGTGACCCGCTTGACTTTGGTGTACGGTTGTGAGTTAAGTTTCAACGTTTTGTAATATATGTGTCTTCCAATCTGTCGTACAGGGTTT